TTATAAAAATCATCTTCATTAAAATAAGAAATACAACCATCTTGCTTACTAAACTCATTATAAAGCCTATTGGAATATTTACGTGCTGTTGACTCAGATAAAGTAGTGCATTTTACACATAATTTCTCAAGTTCTTGTTTAAATAAATATTTATCTTTACTCATTTCGCTTGTTCTTTAAGTTGTTTAATCTCGATGTTTTTCGCTAATATCTTTGCGTTCTTACGTTTGTCCTCTTGAAACATATCAGTAAGTTGATTTGAAAGTACATTGATACGTTCGTCTTTTTCTACGATTGTATCCATTAACTCGTTGTTCTGTTTAAACATACGCTTGTAATAGCGTTTTAGCTGTTTGTGTTTAAAATAGTGTGTAACTCCAAAAGTTACCATTACGCCAATCAAGGCTAAAATTGTAATCGCTTCAGTTTTCATATTATTTGTTTATTAGTTGTTTAATAATTTGATTTTAATTCACTGTAATAATACTTGTCAAAAATTTCCTGTCTTAAATAGTCAAAACCATTAAATTGACAAAAGAAAATTACTTTATGTGCTTTGCTTGAAAAATACCAGCCTTTTAAACCACCTTTAAAAGTTATTTCTTCTGCTAATTTTCCGTCTATCATTTTCAATTTCATATTCAAATCTATTAACTATCTTCATTCGCTTTACCACTATTGTGATGAGTGGTTGATATCAATTACAAACGGTTATTTGTGTTTTACTAACTTGAATTTCTTTGCCCTCGAAAAGAATAATCGTGTAATTTAAGTGACGGCTAATTATAGCGCATTCAGTATTTTCATAAATGCAAGTTCTGTAAGGAATAAAATATTTAGTTCCCTTTGGTAGTTCGTGGTTTTGTTCAACTATCTGATAGCTTACAAGTCCATTAAGTTCTATTTTTAGCAGGTATTTCATATATTAGATTTTACAATTATATACATTTTTCCGTTTATTAATTCTTTTCGCATTTCTCGGTCGGATTTTGCTGTGTCTATTTCAAACGTTTCAAAAACAACCTCGATATGATTTTCAATGTAGTTTTCTTTTTCCCTACCTTGCCGAATGTTTTTAACAAGGTTTCGTAAAACCTCATTCAAGTATTGGTCGTTATCGTAGGTTAGTGAAATTGTTACATGTTTCATTCGATTGTTTCTAATTCAGCTAAATAGGTTTCTAACTGCAACGCTTTCTTTTCTGCTTCAATTAATTTTCCAACTCGCATAAATACACTTTCTTTATTTTGTGAAAAATACGCTTCTTCAATTAATTCTTTCATAACTTTTAAAGTAAATTCATTTTGTTCAATAGCTGAATGCGTTTTCTTAACTTCGGCATTTACTTTTTGCCAGTCAAATTCTTTGCCATTTTCACAACCGCACACAACGTCTCGGTATTTTATTTCGTTTCCGAAAGTTGTGTAAATTTCTTCAAAGATTCCAGTACCGTCACAACTCGTGCAAACGGTTAAAAATTTTTCTTTTAGTTTCATATTGTTTTTTTTAGTTGAACAAATATAAGCTACTTATTTTATTTATTTCAACCTATTGTGATGAACGGTAAATATCAATGATGAACGGTAAACGCACAAAAAAAGCCGTCTGAATTAACAAACGGCTTTCCTAACCTTAAAAAAACGAATATGAAAGTACAAATATACGATTATTGTTTATCAATCTTTTTATTCCAGACATTTATTCCAATAGCCGTTGCGGAGTATCCTAAAAACATTAAAACTATTTCGTAATGAAATCCACAAACAGCAACTCCAACCGCTACCCAAAACGCTGTAAACGACGCTAAACGCTTTTGCTCAAACTTTCCGTTGGGTGCGAGCGTGTCGTAAATTATTTTTTTCATTTGGTAAAATTGCGATTAGTGGGTAATTGTTTTTAATAGGTTGTTTTACACTTCGATTAATTTGCGATTTGTCTTCTAAACAGTCGTATAATTTAGCTTCAATGTTTTCAATTTTCAATTCGTTCTTTGCATTCATATTGTAAAGAAACACTATTGCAACAACAAAAAACAAATCTTTTGCACCGTATTTTTTTAGTAATTCTAAGCCGTCTTTTATCATTTCGTGTAAAATTGTTTAGTTTCAAAATTATAATAAATATCTTTAAATTCAGGATTGTCAATTGTGCAAATTTCAGTAATTGCTACTTGACCTTCTAAGACTTCATTGTCAAATTTCACAAAAAACAATCTGTTTGTTGTAGTATCTATAATTGTGTACATAGTTAAAAATTAGAGATGTCTAAAAGTTCTTGTGTAGTTGTTTCAGTGCTTAAACTGTTGGTAACTGTTACAATTAGATATAAAGTTCCTGCAGGAAGCGCGGCGTCTAATCCTGCAACTGTACTTGTACCATTGTCATTGATTACTCCAGTAGACGCGTTTAATCCTTTAATGTTACCACCTTCAATCTCAAACACTCTACTAATTGTCGCTAACCTTGTCCCTGCTACAATTACTGAACCAGTTGATAGTATTTGTAACGCTCCACTTAAATTATTACTGTTAGGGCTTAGATAAGCTCTAATAGTAGAGCCGGAAAGTAAACCTTTAGAAATTCTTAAAGTGTTAATTTTAAATATAGTGCCATTGCTCAAAGTAGGCACTTGCGTTGACGGTAAAATCATAGTTTCACCACTTGTGCCAGTTACACTGTAATTCGTTGTAACAGTTGTTTTAAACCAACCTAAAAAACCTAATATATCACTACTTGTTAAATCTGCTCCTGCTGTTACAAGTCCTTTTGCATCGTAAGTTATTTTAGTTTTTGTTGCTCCAGTAATTGCTGAATTAGTTGCAACCGCTCCAACGTCCGAAGCTGTTAACGCTTTATTTTTCCAAAGTGTTGTTGCGCTTTCATAAACCAAAGTTTGATTGTTTGCAACGCTTGAAATAGCGACATCGTGGATTTCGTTAAGTTCGTAACCGTTTTGTATTTGAACTTCGATTTGTCCTTGCGTTGGGTGTGAACGTGTTACTTTACCAACATAAACTAAATGCGTAGGTGCTAAAGTTTTTGTTTCTGTAAACGTTCCTGCAACTGTTCCGCTAAGGTATAATTGTGCGCCCTCAGTAAATGCTGAAGTATCTAAACCGCTCAAATCACCAATTACAACACAATATCCAACGCCATTGTTTAATATATTTGATTGCAATAATCCGAACGTTCTTGAACTCAAAGCATCACTTACTGCCAAAGCTTTTGTAACGATTGGTTTATTTCCATTTGCACCCGAAATAAAAACAACGGTTCCTTTTGTTAAAGTTGCGCCCGTCATATTTTTGACTTCACGAACAATAGTACCTGCTTGACCTGCCGTTGGAATATCTAAAGCCGTAATAAATGGATTTACACCGTCTTCACCGTCGTTTGTTAAATCACTTGTTTTTGTAACAGCTGTTGGAATAGTTGGAAACGTTGCTACCGTTCCATCACCTCGAAGATACTGCGCTGTCGTTCCCGTTGGTGTATTGAACTTCGCATCAACTGCCGTTTTTACCGCTTTTTGAGTAGGGTAAAATGTATCTGAATTATCAGTTAAAGTTGTTTTCTTATTCGAGGTCTTTTCAACTCCCGTTAAATTTATATCTAAACTCATGCGCTTATATTTATTGTTTGATTTGGGTCTAAAGTTACAATAGTTCCCGTTTGATTTAATGTTCCGTCAACATAAACGTTAACCGTTGTATTTGGTAATTCTAAATTTGCGCTTGTCGTTACTAAATAGCTATCGTTTGAATTGCTTACAACAACCGCTCCTCCAGAACAAGTGTAAGTTCCACCTGCTAAAACTTGCACCGAACTTGCGCCATCTGTTACCGTTACATTCGGACAACCACTTGTGAAACCAGTATCGCAAATAGTCATATCAGAAACCATAATAACATCGAATGTCATTGCCCACCCTGCTAACTTATTTTCGAATCTATCTGTAAACGGTTCTAAGGTAGCATCGCCGTCCATCATAATATAGTCAGGGTTTAAATCCCCTCTTTTCATTATGTCGTGAACTCGGTTAAGTGCCTGCAACATTGCATTCATTATAGACGGTTCAAGGTCGTATTTCTCTTTACTGTCTAAAATATCCATTGCTAAAACAGTAATGTTGAAGCGTTGCATTTTACCTTCAATACTTGCTGAATTTATAATAATATGCGCTAAAGGGAAAATCGTTTGTTTCGCTAAATCAATATCACTAATTTGCCCATCCGTAATTGTGGAAATTAGGTTAGTCGCTTGTAACTGCGCTCTAAGTGTGTCAAGTATCTTGAAGTAACTCATTTCTTTTCCTTTGGTTTTTCTTGTTCGATTTGTTGAAGGAAAACCATTAATTTTTCAATGTTCTTTTTTGACCGCTTTTTCATAGAACCCAATTAGTAAAGTTAGTATCTGAACTCGGATAAATATCGCCGTTACTGTTGCTGTTGTATTCAGGAAATAACGCTTGATTGAAACACATATAGTCAACAAATCTACTACTATAATGGTTTGCCGTTTGCGTTTGTTTGTCTATAAGTAAAGATAATTCTAAACGGTCGATGTTTTCGCTTTGTTCTGCGTTATGTTTGTAAACACCTTTGTTACCTATCGTATAAGCTGAATACGGTAAATATTCAACCATTGCCCAATGAATAAGCATCGGTTTAATGTACGTGTTAACAAGTGTCAAATAGTTACCGCCCAAAGTATTTGCAATAATATCCGCTTTTATCTTTTCAAGTAAATCCGTTCCTAAATACTTTTGAACGTGAATATCCTGCGCAATTTTAATATATTGAATAAACTTGTCGGGGTCAACGTTTCCGTTTAAAGACGTGAATTTAACCACGTCGTCCCTTGTTATAATTAGTGCTTCTGCCATTTCTTGTTATTTAGGTAAAAATCCTTTGTTTGGCATATCAATTGGCCGAACCGCTACTAAATTCGGGTTGCGAACTCGATAACCTGCTTTTTCTGCCTTGTTAGTTGAAATCGTTTTCGCTTTCGGGCTCAACGGGTCGATACCACTTTTTTCATCAAAAGCAACAAACGTTTTTCGCATCCATTTATGGTGGCACGCTCCACCGCCTTTATACAACCATATAGAATAAGTATCTGCCCCACGTGGTCCCCAACCTGCATTAACGGGTAAAGCTCCCATTCTTATAATATCTTCTTTTCGATATAGCTTATTTGCTCCTACCATTTTACTACAAAATTCTCTTGAATTATCTCTTAATCCTCCCTCATAAGTATAGCGAACCATAAATTTAATTCCGTCAACTTTTGCGTCTTGTTCACTTTTTGCTCTTGGGTTTGCAGTTCCAGTTGAAACAAAATTGTAAACTTGACTTAATAAGCTCGGTTTTTTATTGTTTAATGCTTCAATTTCGGCATCGTCTAAATCGTCATTTTCATAGTCAACCTCGTAGCTGTCAATCAATACCCAATTGCTTGGCATATCTTCGCCTAAATCAATTAACGCTTGTGCAACTTTATCGTCTTCGCTTTCTTGTTTACTCAATTCCGTTCCCGTTTCTTCTTGTTTATCTTCGCTCGATTGTACGTTTTCCAAATCAGTAAACTCCAAAGGTTGTAAAGTCTTAAAAAACAATTTAGCGGTGTTTCCATTGAACGATGTTATTTGTTCTAAACCGTCTATTAAAAGTTGCTGTAACGGTCTAATAACCATATTATCAAACAATACAAAAGCATTTTTCAATTCGTCTGCATTACTACCGAAACCGTTAGCACTTCCTAATCCTAATAACAAACCGCTTGTAATGGAGTGCGAAACCATAATTTTACGTTCGCATTCAGTTGAAAGATATTGATAATGTTCTGGCGCATCGTTCAAAGGGATATCGTCTACGGTTGTTGCTGTTTCTTTATTGTTGTTGAACCCAACGATTACTCTTTGTCCTTTGCTACCCGTTAACTTGTTTTTAATTTGTGATTGTAATAAATTTTGTGTTTCAATGTCAGGTTGTCCGTTATTGAAATTTACTACTTTCGTACCGCTAAAACCGTTTTGCACCTCGTTAATAAGGTAATCGCTTACTTCTTCTTCAAGTAACGCATAAGACGTTCCTGCAACGTAATCTGGCAAAGAAAAATACTTCATTCCGATTGCGTAAGGTCTAATAACTAATATTTCAATTTTATCATTTGAACTTTTAAATGTAGCAAATTTCTTAGGTGGAAATTTCTTAATATCTTCCCAATTATTTGAATAATACCAATTGTTAATTTTCCCTTCATCGTCGCATTTTTCAGGCGCTAAAAGATTCATATCAATATGAAACGCCTTTAGTATTTTATCGTGCTTCTCGTTGTAGTGTACTTGGATAGCGCATTGACCTAATGTCTTTAAATCAAAGCAAAGTTTTCTCAAACAATCCTTATTAAACAAAGCCATCACTTGAGCGTATTCGCTTGGTTTTCTGCTCGCATCAATTACTCCTAATCCTTTACCATACATTAAGCGTGTAACGTTGTTTATAATAGATTGATTAGTTGCCGATTTTCTATAACGGTCAATAAGAAACTGAAAGTAACTATTGTTTTCGCCAAAAGTTACATAACCTTTTTGTTTAGATTCTATTATTTGCGGTGCTTCGTATTGCGCCAAATTTATTACGTCTATATTCATAACATCACAAAATCATTAT